CGTAAAATTAACTGCTGCTCCAGTACCCGTAAAATTTTGTATTTGATAAGTTACTACACCAAAGCCATAAATATTGTCGTAAGTTGCAATCAATACATCAGTTGAATCTTTTAAAACAAATTTATACGCTGCTGATGTAATCCATATTTCACCGCCTTCAGAAACACGTCCAGCAGCATCTAAAACAATTGGATTTGTACGGGCGACGTTTCCCACGCTCGTGGTATAGCTAACTAAAGGAGTTGTTGTGCCCGCAGCATAGGTGTACAACTTGCCGCCAGTCAAAACAGCACCAGTATTCGTGAAGAACTGGGCCGCTACACCGCCCACTGGGGAAAGAAATACTGCCATGTTAAGGCTCCAAAAGAATCAAGCCACCGTCCTCTTGGACGAGATTGTCGCCAGACTCGGTGAGAAGATTGCCCACTGAAGCACCGCTGTCGCGTGTGCCTGTAAACAGCGTAGCAATGCCGCCAAGCCCAAGGCCCAGCGCATTACGGAGGGCGACACCAAAGCTCATTGCTTGTTGATAGGTTTGCAGTACACAACGCCGTCATCGGAGATGCGGATGGCGCTTACGCGAAAAGGAGCGCCATTGCCCATGCCCACATAAAACGGGATTGGTGTGTATGCAGGGATAGGTGTGCTGGCAGTCGTGGCCACAGCAGCAGGGCCAACTTCTACATAGCAAGGAGTCGTAGACCAAATCACCACGCCTTCGGGGCCAGGGTTCCAGTCAGTTGTGTTACCCGCAGAGGCAGTGTAAGCAACAGTGCGACCAGGGAAGTCGGCTTGTGATAGAGGGTTGAGAAGTTCCATGATGATCCTTACGCTAAGAATTTCAATTTGTACAAAGTCCGAAGATATATCTCAACGATATTATCTATCAATTGCTGAAGCGATGAGTCAGATTTATCACACACATCGTAACGAGCAGCTTCGATTTCGGCAAGTGAATCTTGCAGGAATTCAATGATATTAGCCGTCTTTTTGGCCGAATGCAGGGTGATAGGGCCAATCAGACCGTACCGGCCTTGATAGGCTTCAGCAAAATCGTCAGCCGCACCAATAATGCGGTTGTAGAAAATGTTGAGCGCTTCGTGCTTGCTAAAACTGCGAGTGTTCAGGTGTACGGAATGTGCAACATCCCGCGCCAAGAACAGCAAGCCTAGAAATTCATTTGCTTTCATTGTGGCATTCCTTGTGGAGGCATTATTTCTTGTTGGGGCATCATCTCCATGGGCATGGATTCCTCACGCATCTCAGGCATTTGGTTCATCATGCTCTGCGACTCCATGGCCGCAGCGACAACACCCATGGCAATGTCTTGAATCTGTTCTTCAGTCATACCAGCCTGCACAGCAGCGATCCGCTTGGTTTCGGCATCGTATGCTTTGATCTGAGCTTCAAAGTCCTTGCGCTCCAAGTCTTGCATTTCGATTGATTTGCCAACATTCTGGATCATCTGGTACATTTGCTCCATCTCAGCGCCCATGGCCTGAATCTGTTGCTGCGCTGCCTGCAAGGCTGGGTCTTCGTCACCATCTTCCAAGAACTTGGGATCAATGGTCTTGGCAAAGCGCTTGGACATCTCTTGAGCGCCAGGCCAGTCCATGTTCTTGACAAACAAGTCGCCAGCCACAGACCACAGTTGTGGATTACCTTGAAGCAATTGAGCCATGGCTTCCAATGCCTCTTGGCGCTTGGTTGCATAGCCTGGGCCAGTCGTGGCCACCACATCGTACTTGCCAACACCAGGGTTGTAGATTTTCTCAATCACAATACCTTGCTCGTTGACAATCTTGTTGACGGGTTGGGGCTGATCAGGATTGATCTTGACCATCTTAGTCTCGCCGTCTTCACCAATGATGCGAGCAATGCGCTGAGTGTCGTAAATCTTGGGGATCAAGTCCACCAACTGACGGGCCACATGGCGCACGGCACGGGTCAGGTTGTCGCCATAGTGGAAAGTACCTACGTCACCCTCACGCTGGCGAGCCAGAATGGCTTTACCAGAGCGTTCGTTGCTTCCCATGCCCAAACTGGCATTGTATTGACCGGTTGTGGACTTAATGTCCTCAGATGCGCCTGCCTTGGCCTGCAATAGCCCGCTGGAGGCCATTGGCGGCTGTGCCCGCTGGGGTAGTGGCAAGACTGCACCTTGGCCGTCTGTAACGTCTGGATTGACCTCAAGATAGGGCCAGTTGTTTGTGTTGGCTGTCTTCCACTTGTCCTCATAGCCCTCGAACTGGCCACCATAGCCAATAAACGGAGCCTTGGGGGCCAGCGCCAGCATCTCAGCTTCTTGGCTGACCCAGTAGTTGTACATGCGCTGGGCATCTTTGGCGTTTCGCACTAAGCCAGAGATGTAAATACGGCCATCAACCTCAAACTCGTTGCCAATCACACGGATCACAGGGATCCATTTGCCAGCCCACTCTTTTTGTTCAAGGATTTCGTAGCCGTTGATCTTGCAATACATCACCCGCGGGCGCTCAGACATGCGTGATTTGACAGGCTTGCCAAACATGTCCTTAAGCATCTTGTCTTCAGGCGTGCCTTCAAAGGCCGACTGGTTGCCAGGGTACAAATTCAGCTTAGTCTTGTCGTAATCAATGTAGTAATAACTAGCAATACGCACTGTGTCTTCGTTGAGCCAGTTGCTGATCGACTGGTCACCCACGCCGAGGGACTGCAATGTAGAGATAGGCGCAGCATCAGGGTACTGGCGCTCATATTCTGCTTTTGTCAGGTCTTCGGTGATAAAGCAATACTTGGCATCCGCACCCGTTGGGTCTTGGATCAGCGGATCCATGTAGACCGAGAAGCTGTTGCGAATGCGGCCAATCTTGATGTCCTGATCGAATGTGTTCTCGTCACAGTACTCGGTCATCAGGGTGATGTAGCCTTCGCCGTAGGACACCTGATTTTCGCAAGCCGTGTCGTATGCCACGTCAGCGTCAGAGATGTACTCAATGTGGCGAATCATGCCGTTGAAAATCTCAGCCACTTCCACATCAGCGTTGTCATCGACTGGGATAACCTTTGCGCCTGGGCGGTTCTGACGCATGTCATTCGTCACTTGACGAACGTGCTGCGGCAGTTTGTTAATTGTCAGCGTTGGGCGTGCGTTGATCGTTTGGCCTTGCACCGCACCACGGGTAGCGAGGACGTCAGCAGGCCACTGCCAATGGTTGTCAGGTGAGCCTGCATAGAAGCGCAAATCGTCAATTTCGTCTTCACGGCTCTCGGCCAATGCGGCGACTGCCATGTCCAACCGAGCGCGGGCGGTTGTCAGAATGTCTGAATCAGACTTTGGTGGTTTGCCGCCAGCCGCTACATTAGCCGCCGCGACCATTCCGGTTGGATCAGCCATTATTTTTTCTTCTTTTCTGCTTCACGTTTGACTGAATACGCGATGGCCACGGCCTGCTTGACGGGCTTGCCAGCTTTAACTTCAGCTTTGACGTTCTTGCGAAAGGCTTCGGGTGATTTTGATTTAACCAATGGCATTTAAGTCTCCGTGTGGAAAATGGCGTAGTTCAAGTGAATGGCTTCGCTGTACGCATTGTTGGTTACGTTCTTGATTTCTACCGTGAACGAGCCATTGCTGACCGCCACAATGAACACATTGTACGCACCCAATGTGCCGCCAGAGGCCACACTGATCACCACCACGTCTTTGGTGCTGACGGTGCTGCAATTGACCACAAACACCGCATTGGCGTTAGGGGCCATCTGGGCGTTGGCGGTAATAATCTGGCCAGAAGGCGTGTTGATCGTGACCGCTGTGGTTTTGTTATTCTGCTGAGTTACGGTGTCGTAAGCACCAGCTGCATAACCAATCGTGCCAGTGGTGGCAATGTTGGTGGCTTGGACAATATCCGCACCAATGATGTTCTGGTCTTCGTATGCAACGCCAATTGGCTTGGTATTTGCCATGATTATTTCTTCTTTGCAGTTTTGGCAGATTCTTTAAACGCTTTGGCAGTTGGCGCGCCTTTGTCGCCTGGCTGGCGCATTTTCTCTTTAGAACCAGCGGCTATGCGCTCACGTTTGGCTGCGATATTCGCGTAGAGTCCAGGTTTGGTAGCCATATCAACACTTCCATCGTTTAAGAGCTGCTTTAGCGCGTTCGCCATCTTTGGCGTTGGCCGCTACTGCGCCCATTCTTGCACAAAATGAATCCTTGCGCCCCTGATCTGCCTTGGTCTTGGGGTTAGGCGCTGGCGCTTTGAGATTGCTGCCAGTTTCTCGATTGTACTTCTCACGCCCTTTAGCCGTCAAACCAGCACCTTTGCTGACCGGCAACTTTTCACCGCGACCAACGCTTAGAGACACACTCTTTTTAGCCATTACGATCCCATCCAAGAAGTTGCAACCACGCCTCTGCCATTGTACGTGCGGCGCTGCGTGGATTCACGCGCCTCACGGTGGGCTACTGGGAAGGCAAAAGTGACGCAAATAGCGTCAGCCGCGTCAGGCGAGGCCAATCCGCGTGCCTTCATGTCCTTTTTCGACTCCAAAAAGATAGTCCCTTTGGAGTCGGGCTTCATCATAGGCGAAATTAAATCAGTTTTAAGAAACCTGTCAAGCGGGATTGAAGCAGTTTTCAGCCAATCCTTCATTTTGCCCCACATTTCGGCCCTTTTGTTGCCATACATGACCGGATTTGCCGATTTATTGCCAAAGTTGACACCTTTGATTTTGTACCTTTGCTCTTTCAAACGGTCAACAATGCCAGCCCCAAGGCCGCCTTCGTCGATCACGACCAAAGCTGGCTTGTATTCCTCAATCGCCTCGATCACATGACCAACAACAGTCATAGTGTCGTCGCCCCTGTGCCGCTGGATGGCGATAATGTCGCGCCCCTGCCTGATAGCGATGACTGTTGCATCCGCGCCAAAGCGGGCGGGGTCAACACCGATCACTATTGGTGCGCTGGCGTCGCGATAAGGACTACGCTTCATCGCCTCGTCGACCAGACTGGCTGATATGAACTGATCGTCGCCTTCGGACGGGAACTGACCGTACACCTCGACGTGCGCCTGTGATGAGTCAGCACCATATTCATCAATGATCTGCTGGTAGACCTGTTTGTCCGTCCCTTCGACTGTTCTGGCGTCAACCACCTTGGTCGTCCAAAACTCTCGTTTGCTGTTGAACGCCTCGTAGAAGTACCCAGTGTTGCGCCGTGGGTTAGAGAACGCCATCCAGAAGCGGTTAGGCGTGTTCTCTGTAAAGAATCCACTGGTCACCGCCCAGATGCTGTCGTCAATACCCGACGCCTCGTCGAACACGACCAGCACACCGTCAAAGTTGTGGACACCCGCGTAAGCGTCAGGATTCTCCGCTGACCAGAGCCGTCCTTCGACACCCCAGTAGCGCGTGCCCTTCTTAAGATCACGCTCGACCAGTTCGGTCAGCCACTTGGCAGGCATCAGCCTGGTCGCGCTGACCTCGAACCAATGACTGTTAAGCGCCATTGCCAGCCACTTGGTAATCTCGGCCCATGTGACTGAGCGTAGCTGAGACTCACTGTTGGCCGAGATGATGGTCGTAGAGCCGATGCGAGTAGACAACATCCAGATCGTGATCCAACTGACTAACGCTGACTTACCAATACCACGGCCAGATGACACAGCGTGGCGTAGGGTGTTGAAGTCTAGCTGGCCTTTGTTCTGCGTGATGTGGTCTGCAATATGTGTGAGGACTTCACGCTGCCATTTGCGTGGGCCTTTGAAATGCTCCAGCGGCGTGCCAGGCTGACCCCAAGGAAACGCAAACATTACAAACGCCAAAGGGTTGTCCTTGATCGCTGGCGCCCACAGACGCGCCATGAGTTCCTGTTCGTCTTCAGCGCTGTATATGGTCGATTGCATTAGTAATCCTCAACTATGGGCGCGCCGACTGAACACGGTTGGCGGTAATCAGGCCATTTGCGGTCGGGGTGCATGTTGAGCCACATGTGCGATCGGCAAATATCAATAAAGTGATATTCCCAACGCCCGCCGTGCCAACGACGATACCACTGATACCGGCGCAAGTGATAACTAAACCAAAACGAGGTGAGCAATTTACGCACCATGCTGCACCTGTTTATGCGCTAGTTCTGGCTCAAGCACCTCGACGTCGATCACTTCCAACGCGCGCTTCTGCGCCTCGGCTAGCGCGCCAGTGATGGAGATGCGCTGATCGACCTCGACAGATATGGCCTGCTTGGCCACCCAACCGTGTTGATGTTTGAGGATTTCTAACGCCGCTTTAGCGTCGCCGTTGAGGGCGGCCGTATGTAGTGTGCGAGACAATTCTATCTCACCATCAGCCTTGCCCTTCTGCGCGGCGAGTTCCACCACGGGGTCAAGTTGCGTGAGTTGTCTGTATTCAATAGGCAGCATGCCTGCGGCCAATGCGAGCGCGTCGCCCTTGAGGCCCAGCTTGGCCGCGTCATATACCGCCTTCAAGCGCGACTCTGTTGCTTCGACCTTGCGCGGTGTAAATGGAATCGAATGGAACATGTGTTCTCCTGCGCGTTTGCGAGTGGTTGTGAGTTTACAACAAAAAATAAAAATTCTGTAAGAAAAAAAATTGTTCGTGAACGCTACGTTTTTGCTGGCCCTTTGCGCTTGGCCCTACCCCCTCCCCCTTCAATGCACCTGGTCATTTTGGCCGGTTATGTGTGCCAATGTGAGTCATGGCCACAAAGCCGCGCGGCGTTTTGCAGCATGGTTTGTGAGTCATTGTGAGTCATGGTTTTGCAAGTCGCATGGCACA